CAGAAAGGATTTGAGGCATTGCGCAAGATTGACCCGGATAAAGCAATCATCATTGCCAGGCGCGCAGCCGCGGGCGGGATTTCCGAATCGAGCATAGTGGCGCTATGTAAATGGGCAGGTCATACCAGGCAGGCCGTATCCCAAAAGGCGACCGTTAAAAGCGAGTGCCCGCCACTGGAGATGAACAAACCTTTGACCGATTGGTATAAGGGGATAAGACCGGCGTTGTGGGCGACATGCAAAGACTGCGGCATGTATGAAAATGGCGGGGATAAGACGATCTGCAAGGACTGTCCGGTTGTCGATTTTGTGAGGAGGTTAGGAGAATAACATGGATATCGTAACAAGCAGCATTATCTATACACCCTTAGACAAGATCTCACCCAATCCTTTCCAGACACGTGAGCGGGAGGATGCGGAGCACGTCAAGAACCTGGCCATGAGCATCGCTGAGCGCGGCCTGATGCAGATCCCGGTGGCCAGGATCGACATAGGCAGCGGGACTGTCCAGTTGGCCTTTGGGCATTCCCGCCTGGCGGCTTTCAAGTTTTTGCGAGATGCCGGCAACCCAGGGTTTGACCAGATGCCGCTCAGCCTGCAGGAGCTGGATGACCTGCAGATGTTCCAGACTTCGGTGGCCGAGAATCTGGACCGCAAGGACCTGACGCCCATTGAGGAAGCCCGGGCAATGAAGGTCTATATGGACGATTTTCACAAGACCAGCTCTGAAACCGGCACGCTCTTCCACTTGGACAAGAGCACAGTGCGCAACAAGCTGCGGTTATTAGATCTACCTGAGCAAGCCCAAAGCGCATTAGGCGCCGGCCAGCTCAGTGAAGGCAATGCCCGCGCTCTCTTGACTATGCAGCGCCTGGCGCCGGCGGAAAAGGTTGATCAGGTGACCCAGCTCGTGGCCGGTCAGAATTTTACTCCGATTGAAGTTGAAGAGAAAATAGCAAGCAGTTTACATGACGCCAAAGAGGCAAAAGAAATGTGGGGTAAGTGGCAGTCCGGGAATCCCCGGGGGGGTACCGGGTTGTGGCTATTGGGCTGGAAACCAAGCGAGCAGCCAGCTCCGAAATTCACTGACTTCCAGAAGCTGTATCGTGGTCCCGAGTCGTTCACGGTTCGTCATTCTCTAACGACCGGTTTGACTTATCCGTCGGACGGAGAAACCTGGTCACTCAAACAACTATATTCGAATGCCACCCGAACTGATGTGCCCTGGCGGAAAAACCATGAAGGTTTGGTCGATGGTGCTGACCAATTGTATGCTCTGCTGGATCAGCTCACCAATATTCCAGCTTGCACTGCGTGCCCATTTTACGCCAGGCTGAATGGCACGCATTGGTGCGGCCTCAAAGCATGCTGGACGCAAAAACGGACCGCCTGGTACCACGCAGAGCTTACCCGGGTTGCCGAAACAACGGGTATCCAGATCCTGACCACGGATGACGGAGCTATTTTCGAGGAGGCAGGTTCCTGGGGAGAGGAGCATAGGCGGTTCGAGAAATGGTTCGAAGCGAAAGATCAATATCTCCGTTTGCGGATCAAATACCAGGATTACAACCCTGCTCCGTTTACCGAAAACCATTGCGTGGAGCTCGTCAGTGTTCATCCGGAAGCGATCGCTCGAATTAATAAGGCAAAGAAAAAAGAGAAAAACGAAAAACAAGACAGCGTCAATCAGCAACAAGAATGGCGACTACAACAGCTGAGAGCACAAGGGGCCGATAAGTTTATAGCCCAGGTGGCTGTCCCGATTTTTAGCCAGGTTCTTGCTCCGATGGACAACCTTGGCTTCCTGGAATGGTTGTGCAGTGAACAAAGCAAGAAAGAAAGTCGTAAAGATAAAATCCGTGACTGCCAGATGGCCATGATGGATAGTTGGCTGCGACAAAAATTACCCTATACGACTAAGCGCGATGGGCCCACATCCGTAGGCAAATACCTTCAAGGCGTCGCTCAATCCTGGGGAATATCTCTCTCTGAGGATTGGCTAGATCAGGCTGCGAAGTTTGAGCCAGGCGTTTCCATGGAAACGGGCGAGAAATGAGCCGCAGCCAGGCTTTACGGATCGCCGTCGAGTCCATCCAGTGCGAGATCAGGAGGCTAAATATTGAAGCCAACCCGGTGGAACTGGTCCACGCCGATCATGGATCGGCCATAAACGCCTGGCGGAAGCGGGAGCAACTGCGGGAGGCCATGATAATTGTGAAGGGATTGATGAAGGGCGTTATATGAACACGCCTATTGTTGACCATTTTTGCAGGAAAATAGTCCTTCATATTTTCTTGCAGGCGGCAAAGGATGTCCAATGTTCTGACTTTTTGGGCAGCGAGGCTCGCGAATGGCTGATAGAAAGCGGTTTGGAATTGCTTACCCTGGCGGGCATAGGTATCCAGCCTGGCAAGTATCGTAAATGGCTAAAGGATGGCTGCCCGATCTCTAATAAATTCAAGCGGAGGGCTTCCAGGCAATAAATATGCCTACAATGCAGCCGCATTTGACGCCCCGCGAGCACGAGATCATTGAGCTTTTGTATCTGGGCTTGCGCCAGAAAGAAGTGGCCAGCCAGTTAGGGATCAGCCAGAGCCAGGTATGCAATCACCTAAGATTTGCGCGCGACAAATACGGCGCAAACTCGACGGTGGAGCTGCTGGTTAAGGTTTATCTTCACCCAGAACTGCAGAAATTGTAGAAAGTTTAATAGCACGCATAGATTCTTTGTGCTACGATCAAAACACAGAAATTGTTAATTTCACGAGGAGAATACTTATGAAACCCTGGTACAAAAGTAACACAATTCGATTGGCGATTATTGCGTTCGTGGTGGCTATCCTTCCGGTGATAGCCGCTTTTATTAGGGTTGTGTCTCCAACAACCGCCATGATCGTTGACGCAGCGGTGTTGATGGTGGTGTCGATTCTCAACATTGCCTTGCGATTCCTGACTGACGTGCCCATTGAGACGCCGACGCGGTTGGCGGAATCGAATCTGATATCCGAACGGCTGAGAGATATCAACCAATACGTGCCGCGGTAAGCCATGCCTACATCGCAGCCGCGTGGGGTTATGGCAAGTATAGATATCCGTCTTTCGCTGATCGAAGCAACAGTATTACGATTAGATGATGCACTTAATGGAACTGGCAATAAACCCGGGTTGGTAGAAGATCACCGTACTTTGCAAGCATTGGTGTTAGATCATCTAAAACGGATGCAAGAGGATGATGATGCCAAGAAATTGTTGGCCCAAGAAACAAAAGATGCCAGGGAATTGTTGGCCTCGGAGGCAAAAGAAAGCAAAGCAATGTTAGCCAAAGAAGTCAAAGAGCAGCGCGAGAAAATGAGTGGCCGGCAATGGGCGGTTGTTATGGCTGTTATTGCTGCTTTTATTACGCAAACTGCTGGCCTGGTTGCACTTTTTATTCGCACCGGAGGCATCCGATGACCAGCGAGCAGCGGCCGGAATTGTTATACAACGGAGAAACAACGTAATGGCTGAGGGTGGTATTACCGGCAAGGGATTTGTCAAAGGCGACAAGCGCATCAACCGCAAAGGACGACCAAAATCCTTTGACGAACTCCGTAAACTCGCCCAACAAATAGCGCACGAAGCCATAATCAAGAATGACACCAAAGTAACACGAGTCGAAATTATTATGCGTTCCTGGGCGCAGTCGAAAGACCCGCGTCTGGTGCAGGCTTTCATCGCCTATGCTTACGGTAAGCCACCGGATGAAGTCAACCTGAGTGGTGAGGTGAAAACCAAGTCAACCGTAATTATCAAAGGAGTTGATTATCGAACTGCTATTGCCAATCTTGCGCCCCGATCAATGGATAATATCACAGCATCTAGCGAAGATCAAAATACTGTCGATGGGTCGCAGGTGGGGTAAAACTGTGATGGGTGGTGCTCTCTCTCTTGCCACGGCCAATGCTGGTGGACGTTGCGCCTGGATTGTACCCATTTACAAGAACGGGCGCACCATTTGGCGTTGGGCAGATAATACGGTCGCGCCGCTGAGGCAAGCAAAGATCGCCAGCGTCAACCAGGCGGAGCGCACGATCGAGTTTGACAACGGCGGTTTTTTTGGAATCTTCTCCGCCGACAACGAGGACTCAATCCGCGGCGATCATTTCAACCTGGTGGTATTAGACGAGGCTGCCAGGATCAGCGAGACGGCCTGGACGGATGCAATCATGCCAACGCTGGCTGACGAGAATGGCGATGCAATTCTAATCAGCACACCGCGCGGGCGCAATTGGTTCTGGAATGAATACCAGCGTGGGCTGTCAGATGGAAAAGAGCAGGCCAGTTGGACCGCGCCATCATCCGCAAACCCAAACCCCAATATTCAAAAGGCTGCCAAGCTTGCGCAGGGACGCATTCCTGAATTAAGTTATCGCCAGGAATGGCTGGGCGAGTTTGTAGACGCGGAAGGTTCCGTCTTTCGCCGCATCCAGGATGCGGCAACAGTCACGGCCATTGATGCACCACTGCATGGGCGCCAATACATTGCCGGCGTGGACGTGGCTGCCAGCGTAGATTTTACCGTTATCAGTGCGATGGACGTGCAAGCCAAACAACTGGTGCATATTGACCGCTTCAACCGAGTAGATTACAACGTCCTGGAAGACCGTCTTTGGGCGTGTTATCAAAAATTCAATATGGGCAGCATGGCGGTAGAGGCGAACAGCATCGGGCAACCGGTGATCGACAACCTCAACCGGCGCGGCATGAACATCCAGCCATTCACCACCACCAGCGGTACAAAGCAGACCATAATCACCAACCTACAAAGCGCCTTCGAGCATGGCGAGATTGGAATTATCAATGATCCGGTATTGATCGGCGAGTTGCTGAGTTACGAAAGCAAACGCTCACCTTCCGGGTCATTCACATATTCTGCGCCGGCCGGGATGCACGATGATTGTGTTATGTCGCTGGCGATTGCTTGGAATGCACTTCAGCGACCGTCAGCCAAAGATTTAATAGGATGGGTGAACTAATGAGCTTGTTTTCAAATCTACTCTCGCGGATGGGATACACAAAAGCGCGCGCCAAGCCGCAATACCCGGATTGGGCATTGGGCCAGGCTGAGGCGGAACGCTGGATGCTTGGAGATGGTAGTATCTACGATGCGCAGATCGGCCTATACTCCAAAGTCACCTGGATCAATTCAGGCATCGAAATCTACTCGGCGTTATGCGCGGCCACCGCGCTCAATGTATTCCAGGCGAGCGGACAGGACGAGAAGGATATTCCCAATCATCCCTTCGAGATGCTGCTGGACAACCCCAACCCGCTCATGTCCAGGTTTGAGTTTATGCAAGGCACGTTTGCATTCTTGCGCCTGGTGGGGTCTGCGTATTGGTGGCTGAATTTGGGCACCGATAAAACGCCGGTTGAATCCTGGTTGATGCTGCCCAACTGCATGACACCCATCCCGGACGGGAAGCTGTTCCTCTCGCATTACGAATATACGCCTGGCAATGGGGTCACCTATCAGATCCCGGTTGAGCAGGTATGCCACTTCAAGACATTCAATCCGCAATCGTTGTTCCTGGGCATGGGCAAAGCGGAGCCGCTCTATGTAACCGCTGAGTCTGATACCAACATGGTCAAATACAACGCCAACCTGTTTGGCAAAAACAACGCCAAGCCAGAAGGCGCGCTGGCATTCAAGGACGCAATAAACGATTCTGACTTTGACCGGCTGAAGAAGGACCTGAAGCAACAGTGGGGCGGCGTCAACAGATCCGGGCCGCTGCTCCTGCGCAACGTAGGCGATGGCGTGAACTGGTTGCCCATGGTGGCCACCCAACAGGAAATGCAGTTTCTGGAAAGCCGCAACATGTCTAGGGAGGAGATCTGGGCAGTGATTGCGCCGGGCTTGGCTTCGATGCTCAGTGTGAACGCAACCGAAGCCAATGCCAAAACGGGCAAGGCGACATTGACCGATCTGGCGATGTGGCCGGCGATGGTCAGTGTGGCGCAGCGTATTACCAAAACCATCCTGCCGTTGTATGGCGTCAACCTGCGCGCCAAGTTCGAGGACATTCGCATCACCGACCGGGCGCTGCAGATTCAGGAGAATGACCAGTATGCCCGCTTCCACACCGTTGGCGAAGTGCGTGTGGATAAATTTAAGTCCGAGTTATTAGGCGACGAGCGGGATAACTTGCTGGTGACACAGGTGCAACCGCCTGTGCCAGTGGCCGCTCCGGCGCCGGTCGATAACCCCGCGTCAATCCCGGTCACGAATTGGCCGGTGGCATCCACTCAGCCAACCCAATCAGACCAGGGCACGAACAGCCTACAATCCGACCTCTCTCGTTGGCAGACAAAGGCGATAAAGCGGCTGCGGGAGCGCAAGTCGGCGGCGTGCGAGTTTGCGAGTGATACGGTTCCCGCCAGCCTGAATGGTACAATAGCAGGAGGACTGGAAGCGGCAAAATCTACCGATGACGTGAAGCGCATTTTTGCCAATGCAATGACCTGGAGAGGATATCCGTAAATGCCGGATGTGATTTTGCGCGACGAACTCGAGCGCAAGTTGGGCCGTGAGTTGGGAAAGCTCCAACAGGATCAAATGGCGCGTCTGCTGGAATATATGGGTGATCCGCCGCAACTAGAGAGAGTCCCGCCTGAATTCTGGAATACCATCGGAGAGGAATTGTTAGGTGTGCTGCGCCCTTTCTTGTCGAAATTATACTTGGACCAGGCGGCGGAGTTCCTGGGGAGCCAGTCGATAGGAGTGGATTGGGCGCTGATTAATACCCAAGCTGTAAATTGGGCAGGGCAGTATTCCTTTGACCTGGTCAAGGGTATTACCGATAACACCCGCACCGCGCTACAGTCGGCAGTCAGTGGCTATTACCAGACAGCCGGCCAGACCATTGGTGAGCTGCAAGATAAGATCGCTCCGTTGTTTGGACCAGTTAGGGCCGAGTCCATAAGTGTGACCGAAATTACACGGGCATCCGTGCAAGGAGAACAGGGAATCGTAGATCAAATCCTGGCCGATAATTCCTCTTTGGAGGATGACCCAGAATGGTCAACAAATAACGACGATCGGGTTTGTGTGATATGTGGTCCTCGTAATGGCAAGCGCCTGAGTTCGGGTATATGGACAACTCCACCTCCGGCTCATATTCGCTGCCGTTGCCGGCTGAACCATAAATTCAAGGTGCGCCATGCCTGACACAATCATAAGCGCATCCATCAACCTGGCAGACATCGAACGCGTTGCCCGCAAGATGGACTTGCTGCCTGCATTTGTCGCCGGTATCCAGGCGGGCGCGCTTGAGGTGGAGGGTGTTATCTCAAAATACCCGCCGTCCACCAGTGCCAATGTTGCAGGTGTTTATCCGAAGCATTGGTACATCCGGGGTACCGGTTCCTTCTGGGCACTCAAGGGTGGTGGCGTGCACAGTAAGCATTCAAGTGAAACCCTGGGCCGTAAGTGGACGACCGCCAAATCGAACGGCGGATTGACCGCCAGCGTGGGCAACAATGTCAGTTATGCGCCGTTTCTGCATGACGGTCCAAGTGTTGCAAAGTGGGCGCCACAACGCGGTTGGCTGACCATCCAGGAAGTTGCTAGGAGTGAAGCCGGGCCGGTGCGCGAAATTGTCACCCTGAGTATCAGGGAAGAAATCAAGAAAAGAGGATTGAATCCATGAGCATCAAAACGAACGTTGACGAAGTGAAAGTGGCGCTTGTCGCCAATGGTATTGTTATGGTCGATAAAGACGCTGCGCTTATGGCGGCCTATCAGTTGGGTGTGAGTGACGCGAAAGAGAAGGCGAAGCCGGTTGCAGTAGCGGCTCCCAAGCCACCGGTGAAGGTTGCGCGGCCCGCACCGGCGAAGACAGAGGCAAAGAAGGCTAAGAAATCGCACGAGACAACCGCCGTTTGACATGGTTGACATTACCGATTCTTTGTGCTAAGATGGAACTGCCAATTAAATAGCCGAAAGCGCAGGATAGCTCCATAGGCCCCAGTAAAGGCGAGTGAGTAAAAAGGCGCAAAGGCGAGGCGTCAAAATCAATTGTAAAGCGGCGCATTTGTAAGTCTCTTCCGAGAGATTTATGAATGCGCCGTTTGTTGTTTAAGGTGATCATGGCAGACTTAGAGAAAAGGCACGCGATAGGAGCAATCAAGACCGCCGGCGATTGGGCGCTGGATGTGCTCGGCGTGCCATTTGGTGGCCCGAATGATGGCAAAGACGCAGAGGATGAGTTCTTCTCCACCAAGACAAAACTGCACCTGGAGAATTACCCCACACCGCTGATCGCCTATTACCACGGTTACAGCCCTGACATGAAGCCCATGGGCGAGCCTGAGTACATTGGCCATGTTGAAGGCAAGCCGACTACCAAGGCCGATGGCGTTTGGTGGCGGGTGATCCTGGATAAGGCGAACGAGTTTGCACAGCGGATATGGGATGCTGCCAAGAAGGGTACTGCCCGGGCATCGTCCGGGTCCATCTCTCAGTTCGTCAGGATTGCTGATAACGGCGAAATTACGAATTGGCCAGTGGTGGAAATCAGCCTGATCGACGAGGAAGGCAAGCGCCAGGCCGCTAATTCATACGCGTTGGCATTGCCGGCGATGCGTTCACATTATAAAAGCGCGGGGGTCGAAATCCCCGTTCTTATGACGGAACCGGAGGCGAACGGCATAGGCGCTGGGAACAGTGCGCCAATCGCGGGGAAGTCACATTCACAATCACATTCTATTAGAGGAGTAAAGTCAATGACCCCCGAAGAAATGAAACAATTAGTTGATATGATCGTGGCTGCATTGAAGCAGGCCGGTACTGCCGACCCTGCTATGCAAGCCAAACCAATCGAAGAGACCATCGCCAAGATGTTGAAGGCGCACTTCGATAACCAGGCTGCCGAAGTCAAGGCAACTGAAGCCGAGACTGCCAAGATCGCCGCGGCTGTCAAGGCCGCCACCGAGCCTCTTGAAAAGAAACTGGCTGAAACCAACCGGCTGGTTAGTGGCCTCCCCGCTGTCATGCACGACTCCGATACCTGGAAATATGACCACCTGACCCCGTCGCAGCATTCACTCCTGATCACGACCATGAAATCCATGAAATTGGATATTCCGGTTGCATCAATCAAGGCCCTGGCGCTGAAATGCGTCACCAACGACTTACCCGATCTCCCGGAGCAGGGTGGGCGTGCTTATGTACGCAATGCCATGAAAGCGGTTGGTATTGGCGATACCGAAGCGGCTGTGAAAGAGGCAATCAAAACAACCGCAAACGTCATGTACACCACCGGCTCTTCGCACGTTGGTGAGGATTGGGTGGGCACTGCTTATGCCCAGCAGATTTGGGCGCAGATCCGCGCTGAAACTCAGATTGTCTCCCGTATCCCCCAGGAAACCATTCCCGATGGTTATTCCAGCGAATACTGGCCCCTGGAAAGCGCTGATCCAACCTGGTACAAAGCACCGGAAACTTCTCTGACGGACGATACCATGCTTGTGCCGACTCCCAGCGTCCCCGTAAGTTATGCGACCACTGCAAATAAACAACTCACCGTTACCAAGATGGGCTGCCGGGTGATCTATTCTGGCGAACAGGAAGAAGATTCACTCATACGCTTTGTGCCACAACTGCAAAAACAGATTGTCGCGAGCGCCGCGGAGCAACTCGAGCACGCTGTGATCGACGGAGATACCGAAACCGCCGGATCTACAAATATCAACGCCATCGGCGGGGCAATCTCAGCTACAGCGCTGTATATGCTCTGGAATGGCTTCCGCAAGATCGCCCTCGTGACCGGCTCGGGCAAATCTCGCAGCGCTTCTGGTGGGTTATCCGAAGATGACTTCCTGGAAACTGTGTTTTTACTCGGATCGAACGGCATGGGCGCCGCACCTGGTAAAGCAACGTTCATCGTTGGCCCTCACACTTACAAGGCCAGCTTGAAACTTTCCACACTGAAAACGAAAGACGTTTGGACGCAAGCCACACTTGAAACCGGAAAGCTAACCGGTATGTGGGGTTATGACCTGCTGCCATCCTGGTTCATGCATTACAAGAGTACCGTCCGCAAAGCGGACAACGCCGGCAAGGTCAACCAGACCAATACCGCGCTCAATCTCTACGGCGCAATCCTGGCTGTGAGATGGGATCAGTGGAAATTCGTGAACAAGCGGCTTATGAAGCTCGAATCCACCCGTATCGCCAATGCTGATGCTACCGAAATCACGGCCTGGGCACGCCTGGGCCTTGGCTATCGTGATGCAGTCGGCGCGGTGGGTGAAACCTACTACGTCGGAGTTTGAGGACTAACTTAGTCCTAATTGACAATCTAATCTAATCAAGTTGGATAGTGGGGGCCTAATAAGCCCCCACAGGAGACATAAAAATGGGTTCACCTTATATCTTACGTAAAGGCGTTTCTTCCCTATCTGATCTTGTGGGCGGGAATAGTGCGTTTTCCCTTCTGGCCGCTGCCGGTGGTAATTGGTTCTACTTCGACCCCACGCATGGCACCGCTGGTGGAGACGCTCGCACTGCAAAATCCGCTACGAACAGCCTCGTGACTGCTTACGACCGCTGTCGCGATGGCTACAACGATGGCGTGTTTTTCATCGGCGGAGCAACCGCCTGGAATCCAACCGCTGCGTTTGATTGGGCAAAAAACTATTGCCATTTAGTTGGCTTGACCGCCGATCTCCCTGGCTTGGGACAGCGCGCTCGCATCGTCATGCAGGCTACGCCAGCCTTGACCCCGGCGATGACATTCTCTGGCAGCGGAAACCTGATCAAGAACATCCAGGTTTACAACGAGAAAGCCACCGGCGCAGCCGGCTGTGTAATCTCAAGTGGTTCGCGTTGCCAATTCGAGAACGTGTTTTGCATGTCGCCAGTTTCGCCGACGGCGGCTTCCTACTCGCTCAAAGAGACAGGCGCCGAAAATCTTTTCGTGCGCTGCACTGTCGGACAGTACACCAATGCCCGCAGCGCTGCCAGTTATAGTTTATGGCTGGAAGGCGCTGCGACCGTGTCTCGCGACAAGTTTATCAACTGCGAGTTCCTGTCATGGGGAGCAACCCACGACCATGCACTCGTGCGCGTTGATGCCGATATCGTGACTGTGCCCTGGATGACTGAATTTGAGAGTTGCCTGTTCGCCAACAACTCCGGCGGCGGCGATACCTTGCTGCAGGCAATTGACGATAATTGCACGGCGGCCGGTCATCAAATCCTCTTGATGGGCGACAACAGGTTTGCCGGCGTGGACGTTGTGGCCGACACGCTGACCTATATTTTGACCAAGTCGAAGTTTGCCGGTGGCCTCATGGCTGCCCTAACCGAAGCATAATTACTGGACCCCGTAAGGCGTCCGGGCGAG